TGTCGGCGCGACGACGAGCGCCGTGTCGCTTGTCAGGGCGGCGAGCGCGGTCTGTCGGCGCGCGTTGGTCTCGGGCGCGAGATCGAACCATGTCGCGGTCGACGTGACGCCGACCAGCATCGCTTCGAGCAGGCTTGGCGGATACCAGAAGGACCAGGGATCGGCGGCCCATTGGAGAAGCTGACTTGGACTGAGGATCGCTGCAGACCACATCGCAGCGGCTATTTTACCAACAAACGGGGAGGATGTCGTGTATTGCCCTATCCAGGCCGATCCGTTGTTTGGATTTTTGAACGTTCCAGATGTTCCGTTGGCTGTGCTAATCTGCCCGGTAAGCAGATTGATCACGATCATCTGTATGTTTACGGCAGAGCCAGACCGAAACGTCGCCGCAACAAAATACGGCGTGTTCAGAGACAGCGTAATCCCAGATGAGGCGGAGATGACACCTGTAATAACAGCGGTAAATACGCCGTTCGTCAAGCGTATAGAGGTGCCATCATTGCTTGTGCTGCTCGAAACAATTGCGGTGTTGCCGCTATTCCCTGTTGGCGTAATTATCGCCGCTAAGGTTGAAAGAGTATCAGAGAGGGCTGGCAGCCCGCTCATTGTTCCGTATTGCGTCCCAGACCCGGACATGGCTGGGCCGATGCGGCCATCAATTACCGTCGATGGTGAGCCTGTCATTGTCGCGGGCAGGCCGGTGAGCAGGTTTATGAAGCCGTTAGATGTCGCAATGGCTGAAAGGCGCGGGCTGACAGCGGCCGGATGTGTCGGATCAAATCCCGGCGCTACGCCTGCCGGGTAGGCGAGAGGGTCGCGGATGACAAGCTGCATCGCCGCGCCTCAGTATTGAACGGCGACAGGAGCCAGTTTGATGTAGGGAGCGGACGTTCCGCCGGCGCCGAGCGTTGCTCCGGCGTTGTTCTGGATCAGCACATAGAATTTCAGCGCCGGCAGGCGCACCAGTCCGGCGGCTTTGTAGACGGTGTTGTTCGCGCCGCCGATGGCGGTCGAGGCGGGCAGCGGGATGATGAAATCCGGTGGGCGCGCCGGCGCGGCGGCGGAAGATTCGAAAGCCGTTCCGTCGGGCGTCGTTTCGAACCAGCCGGCGAGATTTGGCGCGCCCGAGCCGGTCGTCAGGCCGGCGTTGCCAGGATAGTAGAAAATCTCGCCCCAGATTGCCTGTCCGGTGTTGGCGTTGGTGAACAGTCCGCTCGATCCGCCGACCGAGCTTTGCACGACGCTGGCCGAGGTGACGCTTTCGAGTTCGGTCGTCAGCAGCGACAGCGCCGAGGCGATTAGACCGTTGTTGCTGGTTCCAGCCGCCCAAAGAAAATCTACAGCCACTAAGTAAGCCCTCCGGCTGCAGCGAGATCATTCGCGTTGAACGCGGAAGGATAGCCGGCGTATTGCCACCACGGTTGCGGCGTCGCGGCGGCGAGCGCGGTCAGCGTCGTGATCGTCGGTCCTGAGACGCTGAAATAGGCCAGCAGCATGCCGGGCAGCAGATGCGTGAGTTGCGCGCTGCCGGAGATAAGAAGACCGTCCTGAAGACAAAGCAGTAAAACGTCTTTTCGTTGTGCGTCAGTCAGCGCGGCGAGCTCGGCCCAGTTGATGCAGTTGGCGACTTGAACGCCGGTTACATAGATCGTCGTCGGCACCGCGCCGACGACCGTCCACGCATTGACCGCCGCGAGCTTCTGCGCCGTGGTCATGCCGCCCGTCAGGCCCGTGCCGGTGACGCCGGTCGGTGGCTGCGTTGCGCCGTTCCAGGCATTGATCAGAGCCGTGTAATAGGCCATCGACTCACCTGATAAAATCGTCGGTTATTGCGCAGTGGGAGAGGACGAGCTCGCTAAGGCGCTTAATTACGTCCGGGTCTGAAATTGTTTCGGAATCTTCCAATTCCATGAGAACGTTCATCGGCTTGTAGCGCGCCATGCGTCTAGTGGGAGCGCCATTCGGCTTTCGCATTGTGACGGCGTCCACGTCATTTAGATCGACAGTAAATCTCTCGCTCATCAGTCTCTCCTTACGAGCACGCCGCGATGTGGCGGCGCGCCTCCATGCGGTCGAGCCACTTCTCGATCGGACGACAGCCTTTGCCGACGCAGCGCAGACAGATCGGCCCGTTGCAGCAATGGCACCATGCGCCGATGCCGTCGTCGGTTGCCGATTTGAATGGCGGCTTGTCGACGATCTGCTGGCAATGGAGGCAGCTGAATGTGTCCACTTCCGTCGGTCGTGCGAAAGCCGGATCGGTGATGATCGAGTAACCGCGTGATTTTCTTTGTCGGCTAGGCCCCATGATCGCGATCCCATTTGAAGCGGGTGAAGTCGGCGAACTCGGCCTTGTTCCAGCCGGTCTGGTTGTCGCAGAACGGGAAGACGAAGCCTTCGCCGTTATAGGACAGGTTCCACGCCTGCGCGTCGGCTTCGATCGTGACGCGCGAACCGTTCGGCCCGCGCATCGCCAGTTTGGTGTTGGAACAGACGACGCGCGTGTCGGTCGCGTTGGCTGCGTTGTTCGAGTTAGCGTGCGGGCCGTCGCCGCGCGGCGCGACGTAGCCTTTGTCGTTCTCGCCGAGCTGCCCGCGCACCTGCTCGAGCGCCGGCGCGCCGCAGAATTTGCAGGTCTTCATTCCCAACACTCCGGTTCTAGTGAAACGGAGCGGTAGAGATGCTCGACGCCGGCGCCAGGAAAGCATTTTAAGGTAAGGATAAATGCTTCGATTCTGACGACGATCCAGTAGGTGCTTGTGCTGATAGCGATCATAGATCGTCATACTCGATGCCGAATAGCACGTTCGACGCATAGGTCGGCGATAGCGCGATCAGCGCCAGACCGACGAGGTTGGTCGCTGCCCAGGTCAGCATCGCGTCGGTGTCTTGCGCCGCCCATTGCATCGACGCGCGCTGGTTGAGCGAGCGCGAGAAGATGTCGAGCGTGTAGGTGCCTTCGGCGGTGTAGGCGTTGTGGGCGACCATGCGCGAGGCGACATCGGCCGGGTTGAGCGGATCGGGCGTCACCGCGGTCGAGGTGCCGTCGGCCGTGGCGCGCTGCACTTCGTAGACGATTTGGCAGTCGGTCGCGTTGGGCGCACCGTCCGGTCCCATTTGCAGCGCCACGGCGCGGCCGCGGCATAGGGTGGCGGTTGCCGCCCAGACCTGGACCTGCGTCTTGAACGTGGTGGTGATCGCCTGTTGGGCGTTGGTCATGCGGTTATCGACGTGAAAACGAGCCATAACTTTTCCTTTCCGGTTACTTCTTGCCGCCTTGGTGGAGAGCGAGCTTCGTCGCCTGCTCCTTTTCTGACGCTTCGGCTTGCGCCACCTGTCGACGCACGATCCCGGCCTGTATCGCTTCGGGATCGGTGACGTCGAGACTGTCGACCGCTTCGAGCGGCGAGATGATGCCGGTCTTGAGCATGTCGAACACGAGCTGCCGGGCTTCGGCCGAGAAGGCGGGCGAAGACGAATGTTCGTCGATCGTCAGCGTCACATCGTCGGGCAGATCGTCGAAGGTGAAATAGATTGGAACGAGGCCTTTGGCGGGCGGCGTCAGCAGCAGCTTCTCGTCGGGAGAGGCAACGCTTTGCAGCCCGGCTTCCGCTTCGGGAACCCAGGCCACCAGCTTTTTCTCGTTATGAGCGCGGTTGAGATCGAGGGTCAGCGAGCCCATGCGCTCAATGTCGCGTTCGATCAGCAGCGCGCGGTCCTTGAAGCGCGGCGAAAACATGCGGATCAGCGTGTCGGCGTGCGAGCCGGAACGCACGCCTTTTTCGCCATGACCCTTGGCGATCGGCGGCACGCCCATTAATTCGTCGAACATGCGCTCGTATTCGTGCAGCGACATCCACAGATCCTGAGGAATTTCGACGCGATCCTTCTCGATCTTCGCGCTTGGGCTATTATCGACGAAATAGCCGCCGGGCTTCTTATATTTCGACAGCGCCAGTTGATTGACGCCGGTCGTGCCGGTGAAGCGGGTCGTCGGGTCTTCCTGCATCCGCAGCATCTTGTTGGTGCCGATCAGGCGCGCGTTGATCGCTTCTTGCAGATAGATCAGCCGCTGCACTTCGGAGGCGCCCCAGAAATAGGTCGGCACCGGATTGGGGCAGAAGGTCGAATAGGGATGCTCGCCGCGCAGACACGCCGCCGATGTCTGTGTCGTCGGGTCGAAGGCGAGCGCGTTCTGGATCGCATAGCGGCCCATGATCAGCATGTCGGAGCCGACGATCTGGAAGGTCGCCCAGTCCTCGCGTTTCTCGTCCCAGGCCCAGAGTTCGGTCAGCTCGATCAATTCGTGTTCGACGGCGGGGTCGAGCTGAGGTTGTGGCCGCCCCATCCAGTCGACCAGCCCGCGCGAGGGATTGTTGTTCGAACCCGCAGCTTGCAGAGGATACAGGCCGCCAACGACGATGTTCATCGCCGTGCCGCGCGTGTCGGTCAGGCCGCCAGATTCCTCGCGGGTGTAGCCTTTGATCTTGCGCATCAGTTCGTTGCGGTCGGGGTGGTCGCGCACCAGCGCGGCGAATTGGTCGCGAGTGATCAGCATCGAATGGGCGAAGGCGCCCATGTTTTCGTCGAGCTTGTCGTAATTTTCGCGCAAAACGCCGAAATCTTCCGGCTGCACCAGCCAAGTCGCCATGCGCCCGCCGGCGAAGCTCTGCTTGACGATGCCTTTGCCGCGGATCAGGCCGATGTTGACCGCCTGGCTGAGCATCGAGTCGGCGTCGCAGCGGCGATACTGGTTGCGGATATGGGCCGCTGCGGCGCGGCCCTTGGCTTCGTTGATCACCGAGGGGTAGTCGGGATCGCCGATGCGGAAGCGCAGCGAAACCGGGCTGAATAGCAGGGATTCAAGGTCGTCGAGCGACACCCATAGCTTGTTATACATCGCCGGCGTCGAGGGGTCGGCGGAGCCGGTGTCGACATAGTTCTGGTAGAAGATGCCGCGGTTCATGCGCGCCTGGCGCGACGACATGCATTGCGAAGATGTTTCGCTGACGAATTCCGTCAGACGCTTGGCGTCTCGCGGTATCCGCATATTGATACCATCCTATAGTATTGATACACTTGCTGTTTTTCGCACGTTATATTGACATGAGCTTCCGGTCCAGCGTAGTCTGACGATTGTTCGGGGGTGAGGCCAGTTTCTTCCCCGTTTTTGACCCAAAGGAGACTCCCATGGTTCGCTATCGCCACAAGGGCCGCAAGGGCCGCCGGAAGTAAGTCGACCGTGATCGACGGGCGGGGGGCTCCGGCTCCTCGCCCTGTTCTCTGAGGTTTTTCATGCCGATGCCTATGCCAATGTCCGGTTCGCCGCCGCCCCCAGGGGCAGGCGCGGGTCCGGCATCGGCGCCCGGACCGATGAAGGGCGCCGCGTCAGGCGGCATGGAAAAGCTCAAGCTGTCTTTGAAAGGGCTTCAGGAAGCGCTTCCGGTGTTGCCGATGGGCGCTCCGCTTCACACCGCCGTTCTCAAGGCGCTGACCGACATCAGCAAAGCGCTGGAGAAGGAAGGCGGCGGGCAGGGCGACCCCGGCGCCATGATTCAGCAATTGGTCGAAATGGCGCGCGCCGCCAAGCAGGGAGGCGGCGCCCCGCCCCCGCCCGGCGCTGGCGCGCCGATGCCCCCGCCCCAGATGGGCGCTTGAGAGGAATTGAACCGATGACTTCAGGCAAATTTCCTAAGGCGTATGACGGTGACGTCAAGGTCGATCGCGGCATGATGGAGTACACGGTGTTCGAGAAGATGGACATCGGCGCCCGTCCGTCCGCTCAGCCGAAGGGCGATGTCAGCGGGATCAAGTCGCTCGAGCACGTCGGCAAGGACGGCTCGCGCGGTTCGGCGCCGAGGGCTAAGTGATGGTCGACGCTCCGAAAGCCGACGACGTCAAGCCCGCCACCCAGTCGCAGATTCGCGCCGAGGCGCTGCTTGCCGAATTGATGGCCGACGGCAAGCTGGGCGCCGACATCCGCAAGGCCGCCAAGGCCAAGTTCCCGGACATTCGGACCGTCGACGAAGTCGCCGAGCCGGTGGTTGCGCCGCTGCGGGCCGAGAACGAAGCGCTCAGGGCGCGCCTCGACAAGCTCGAAGAGTCGCGCGCCGCCGATCGCAAATACTGGGACGAGCAGACCGCCAAGCAGACGATCGACGCGGCGCTCGAACAGGCGCGCAAGAACTACAATCTGACTGACGAGGGTCTCGACAAGGCCGTCGCGCGCGTCAAGGAAATGGGCGCGCAGGGCGATATGGCCGCTGCGGTCGATGCCGCCGCCGCCTGGGTCGCCTCGAAGACGCCGCCGGCTCAGGTCAAGGGGCCGACATGGGCGCCGCAGGATCTCAACCTGTTCGGCTCGAAGGACAAGGACGACGCGCTGGTCAAGCTGCACCGCGATCCGGTCGGCTACCAGGACGACGTTCTTTCGGACTTCTTCCGCGATCCCGACCGCTTCGTCAGGGAGTCGCAGGGGGCGTGAAATATCTTCGCACATACGCTGCTAGGCCGTGCGTGAAGTGCGGAGAGACGATTGACGTCCCGAAGGGGCCGCAGCGTTTTTGCGGAACCTGCAAATCGGTCTGTTCGATTGACGGCTGCGATAATCCGGTGCGGGTCGGGACGATTTGCGCAACGCACTCGTCGAAGAACGCCAAGGTTCCGAAGATGGAGCCGCGCGGCGCGTTGTGCGCGCTGGAAGGTTGCGATCAGCCGCACAAGCACAACGGCTTGTGCGTCATTCACTATAATCGATTCTATAAGACGGGATCGTTCGGCGATTTTGTGATCGCCAAGCGGGTTGCGCGCGGCGTGCCGTGTCTCGTTGATGGCTGCGAAAAACCTGCTGTTGGCCGCGGCTATTGCCAGATGCATTACGCGCGTCTTCGGATCAATGGCGACGCCGGTCAAGCGGGGCTCATGCGGGCTGAGCAGGGGTCTGGAAGGATCACTGAGACCGGTTATCGAGTGCTCAAGACCGAGGACGGGTATGAGTTCGAGCATCGCTTGCAGATGGCGAAGAAGCTGGGGCGAAAATTACGTTCCGGCGAGAATGTTCATCACATCGATGGCGATAGGCTGAATAACGATCTCTCAAATCTTGAACTGTGGGTTGTGCAGCAGCCCAGCGGTCAGAGGTTGGAGGATAAAATCGTGGCGGCGAAAGCTCTTCTTACCGAGCATGGCGTCAGCCATGAAGTATTCAGTCAATCAAGCGCAGTATTAGGCGCGCTATCGTTCGGAATGTGAGGTAAATCATGGCCTACCCCAATTCTCCGGTAAGTACACTCACAGGTTCCGGCATCACTCCATCTGGCGCTTTAGGGGCTCAACTTTCCGCCATCACGAGGCGAGCCTTTTTGCCCAGTGTCTATGTTCAAATATACCAGTCCCACCCTCTTCTTTCACTTTTCATGTCCAATAGCAAAGCGGCTCGCGGCGGTGTCAGCCAGATCACCATCCCGGTGCAGGGCAACAGCTTCGTTCAGTTTTCGTGGGGCGGCTTCGACGGCAACTTCCCGATGCCGACCGATCAGGCGGCCATCCAGAACGCGCAGTTCAGCCTCAAGCTCGGCATGGTGCCGATTGGCTTTTTTGGGATGGAGGCCATCCTGCAAAGCTCCGAGGTGGTCATCCCCAAGCTGCGCGCCGTGATGAGCGACGCCGCGGTGGTGATGAAGCAGTCCTATGCGCAGGCGCTCTATTCGAACAACTACGCCAATACGCAAATCTGGGACTCGCTCAGCCAGGCCTTCGATGACGGCTCCAACGTCCCGTCCTACGGCGGCATCACCCGCTCGCCCGGCCAGTTCTGGGCCGGCCAGTTGATCACCAACTCCGGCGCTGCGGTGACGACGCGCGTCGGCGCGGCGCAGATTCTGGCGCGTATCCAGTCCGGCGCTGGCGGCGAGGCGCCCGACTTCGGCGTGATGAACCCGGCCAACTGGGCCGAGCTCATGACCGATTTCATGAGCCTCGAGATGTATCAGACCCGGCCGCGCTCGATCTACGAGAAGGACGATGTGGTCAACGCCGGTTTTCGCGGCATCAAGGTGCTCGACACGCCGATCTTCCCCGATCCCTTCTGCCCGATGGGCTCGGCCTTCTTCCTCAACAGCCGCTACACCGGCATGTATATGTCGGAATACGCGCCGATGACTTTCTCGGGCTTCGAGCCGCTGATCAACGTCGGTCAGATCGCCGACGTCGGCGTGCTGATCTCCTGCGCCGATCTCGTCTGCGCCAAGCCGTCCTCGGGCGCGCAGGTGACGGGTATCACCGGCGCCGCGTGGCAGAATATTCCCGGCACGTCGCCGGCCGTGATTTAAGGAGCATCGACCATGGGTCTGTTTTCCGGTACTGGCCTCACCCCGTCTCTCAAGGGGGTCGTGTCCAACGTCGTCACGCTCAAGGCGGGGCAGGTTCAGATCATCCAGCCCGCCGGCTGGTACATGATCAGGACCGGCATCTATTCGACGCTCCAGCAGTTCGACCCGATCACCCAGATCTGGCGTAACATCGGCGGCGGCGTGATGGCCGGCGGCCTCGAATATATTTATGCCGACGGCGTCAACTACCGCATCGCCAACCAGAACGGCTGCGCGGTCGGCGCGGTGCTGACCAACGTCGGCTCGGGCTACACCTCGGCGCCGACCGTCACGGCCTCGGCCGGTAGCTCGGTGTGGAAGGCGATTGTCGGCGGCGCGGTCAATCAGACCGTCACCGTCAGCAACGCCGGCACCAATTACACCTATCCGCCGATCGTCCAGATTTCCGCGCCGCCGGCTGGTGGCGTGCAGGCGACCGCTTATGCGACGTTGTCGGGCAGCACCGTCTCGACGGTGACGCTGGTCGATCAGGGCGCCGGCTATACCGCGGCGCCGACGATCGTCTTCGTCAACGATCCGCGTGAAGGTCTGAACGGCACCACCGTCGGCGCCGGCGCGACCGCGACTGCGACGCTGACCGGCTCGCAGACGATCACCGCGCTGCTCTGCCTCGACCATGGCAATCCGATCGCCTTCACCGCCGGTTCGGCGACGACGCTGCCGACGCTGTCCTTCTCGGGCGGCGGCGGATCGTCGGCCGCCGCGACGACCGTGATGAACTGGTCGATCACCGGCCTGCAGAGCGGCACCTATGCCAACGGCACCTCGGGCGTCGGCGGCGCCGGCGGCACGCAGGTCATCGCGACCGGCGTCGATCAGCCGGCCACGGCCAATTCCACCGTGCTCAACGTGCAGGTCCAGGCGGGCCTGGTGCGCACCCGTCAGGCGCTTCTCACCGCGACGGCTGCGGGCGGCACGCTGCCGGCTTACACCGCCTGGGTGGTTCGCGACGGCGGTGTCTATACCGGCACGCCGCTCTTGAACATCACCGCCAACACCAGCGTCGCGGCTGGTGCGTTGGTGACGGCGCTCGCCACGATGGGCTATTTCTCGTCCGACACTAGCTACATGACGCAGCTCTGATCGGAACGGTTCGCGTTTGAGGCGTGTTGTATGGTCAAGCCCCAATCCGGGGTTCGCATATCAGGAGGCGTTTACATGGCCCAGATCGTCACGAAGTATAACGGCATCTCGGTTGGCGATGTCGTCAATCTCAAGTCGGGCAGCCCGGACCTCACGGTCGTTGGCTTTGCCGTGGCCGACGCCGTCGGTCCGGTGCCGCCGAACACGGCCGGCGCGACTTTTGTCGAAGAGTCGCTCGCTGCGGTGTGCTTCGGGTTCAATACGGCGGGCGCTTCGATTTCGGGCAAGTTCCCGGTCGAGGTGCTCAACGTCAAGACGCCGGTCGCTCCCGCCAAGGTGTGATGCGACGACGCATGGTGTTCTAGAGCCCGCGCCTGCTGATAGCGGGCGTGGGCTTCTTTGTTGGTGCGCCATGCTGTCTCAAATCCTCAACGACACCTCCCAGCTTTTGAACGATCCGAATTATTCTTTCACCTCGAAGACGCAGCTCGTCAGGTGGATAAATGAAAGTCGGAAAAGCTGCGCCAAGCGTACCGGCTGCATCCGTCGTTTGATCACCGGCCAGTCGGCCTTCGGCGCCAGCGCGCAGCCGGGATTTGCGATTCCCGGCGCGATGCAGCCCGGCGCGCTGCCGGGCGCGTTTCCGCAGGCCACTTCGGGAACCTACGGCGCGGTGCAGAACGCAATGATGACGATCCCCGGCGTCGAGCGCTACCCGTTTGTCGGCTTCTTCAATCCGGCCCTGCGAGCGCAATATGCTGGCTGCGACGAGGTGATTGACGCTATCGCGCTTAGCGTCAACTGGGGCGGTACGACGCGGCCGACGCTCGACTGGATGGCGTGGGACGACTTGCAGGCCTATGCGCGAGCCTATGCAGTGCTGAACACGTCGTGGCCGTCGGTCTGGGCCGTCTATAACGACGGGCCGCAAGGCGAAATCTGGGTGTTCCCGGTTCCCAGCCAGGCGACCGAGATGGAGCTCGACGCGACCTGCACGCCCAAACCGCTCAACACCGATGACGACTTCGACGCCATTCCGAACGGGATGCAGGAGTGTCTCAAGTTCGGCGCCGCGTCGCTTGCCTTCATGGCGCGTGGTCGCTACTCGCAGGCGCAGGTGATGGAGTATGAGTTCGCCGATCGCATGGGCGTGGCGCGCGTCGCTTTCGATCGCGGTAAAACGAGATCGTACTACCCGAGTTATCCCTGATGCCGCAGGACCATCTCGCTTCCACCATCGCGCAGGCTCGCGTGATCCGTGACGGGCTCGATCCGCGTCGCGTTGAGACACCGGTTCGCACTGCGACGCTGGCGCTGCTGCTCGACGCGCTGATCGAGACGGGGACGCGGCCGTTCGGCCGCTTAGACGATTCGACGCGCGCCGCCGTCGCTGGTCAGACGATGTCGATCGTCAAGGCGCAGGAAGCGTTCCAGAAGGTGCTTGACGCCGAAATGGCGGCTGCGGAGGCGCGCAATGCCTGATCCGCGCGGTCAGATTTCCGCCAAGGCGCAGGAGACGCTGCAGCTTCCGCCGGGGTTCAAGACCTACAGTCCTTTTCCCTTCGGCGGCATGAACGTTCAGTCGTCGGCGGTGGCGATCGCCGACAATGAGTTCCTCTGGCTCGAGAATTTCGTCCGGCTTGGCGATGGCAATCTGCGCACGGTGTGGGACAAGGGCGCGCCGATCTTCACCGCGCCGGCCGGCCTGACGGTCATCTGGCACTGTTTCTATAACATCGCGACGACCTACTACTGCGCCGTGTTTCTGTCCGATGGCAGCGCCGTGCAGGTTCAGGTCTTGACGATGGTGCAGACACAGATCGGCCCGCCCGGTCTTTTCTATCAGGCGGCGACCAGCGCGCTGCCATACGCGCGTCAGTGGGGCACGCAATATCTGCTGATCAGCAATCGCAACACGTCGAACGATTTCTGGGCCTGGGATGGCGCGCTGCTTTATTCGGCCGGATCGGCGGCGCCCAATGGTGTCGTGCTGGACTCGGGCGGCGCTGGCTATTCGACGCCGCCGACGCTCACGGTTTACGGCGGCTTCGGTTCGGGGATCGCCATTACCCCGGTGGTGCTTGGCGGTGAAGTCGTTGAGATGAACATCACCAACTCCGGCTCCGGTTACCAGCCGGGCGACGTCGTCCAGGTGGCGTTCAGCGGCGGCGGATCGAATTCGTCTTCGGCCATTCTCACCGCGTCGCTCGCCGCGACGACGGTTGCCGGCGTGAGCGTGACGGCGGGCGGCGCCGGCTATTCTTTCGCCAGCGTTCAGTTTGTCGGTGGGGGCGGCGGAACGGGCGCCGCGGCGACGGCGACGATCGTCAATGGCGTCATCACGGCGATCGTGGTGACGAATCAGGGCTCCGGTTACACGACGGCGCCATCGGTCACGATCGTCGGCGATGGGTCGGGCGCCGAGGCTTCGGCCGTTTTGACGCCGTCAGGTCTCGCTTCAGGCATTGCGCCGACTTCAATCGCCAGTTTGTCGCGCAACAGCGGTGGCTCCGGCTACGCAAGTTCGGCCAGCACTTTTGTCTTTTTTCTTGGCGGCGGAGGGTCGGGAGCGACAGCGACGGCGACGGTGTCGGGTGGCGTGGTGACGTCGTTTAACCTCGTCAATCCCGGCTCGGGCTACACGTCGGCGCCGCAAGTGTTGGTTTTCAGCAGCAGCGGGTCTGGCGCCGCAGCGACAGCAAATCTGACGGCGGGCGGAAGTTTGAGCGGCGTAACCGTGGTCAACGGTGGTTCAGGCTTCACCACCGTGCCGCTGCTGACGATCGTCGGAGGCGGCGGCGCGGGCGCGACGGCGGTCGCGGTGCTGACGGCGACGACGATCGCTTCGATCAATCTAACGTCCGGAGGAACAGGCTACACCTCCGCCCCCACCGTGGCTTTCGTCGGCGGTGGCGGGTCGAGCGCGGCGGCGACCGCTTATCTCAATGGCGATTCGGTTGGCTACATTGTCGTCACCAATGCCGGGACAGGCTACACTTCGCCGATCCAGGTCACGTTCTCCGGCGGTGGGGGATCTGGCGCTGGCGCAGAAGTGCTTTATGCGCCGACCTCGATCGCTTCCGCCGAGGTTATGTCAACTGGCCAGTTCTATACGACCGCGCCTGCGGTCGTGGTTTCGCCCGGCGCCAACAACGCTGCTGCGGCGACGATCACGCTGATGCCCTTCGGCGTCAGCGGCTCGGTGATGGAGACGTTTCTGTCGCGGCTGTGGATTTTCAATCCGGCGCCGTCGCAGACCTCGACGCTGCCGCCGGGCGGCGACTGGCAGGTCTCGGCGCCGGGTTCCTTCGTCGATTTCGCCACCTCGGACGGCGGCGTCAATGCGGTCAATACCGACGCTTTCCTCGACCTCCAATATACGCAGGTGCGCCAGTCGTCGGGTTATCTCTACGCTTTCGGCAATGGCTCGGTCAGCGTCGTCTCCAATGTCAATTCGTCGGGCAGTCCGGTGTCGACGACGTTCAACTATCAGAACGTCGATCCGCAGGCTGGTTGCGCGTGGCGCGATGCGCTGCAGGACTTCGGCCGTTCGACGATCTTCGCCAATACGACCGGGATTTATGGTCTCTACGGCGGCGCGGCGACCAAGATCAGCGGCAAGCTCGATCAGCTGTTCACCAATGCGATCTTCCCGCCGACCGTCGGCGCGGTGACGCCCTGCGGCGCGATTGCGACGATCTTCAACATCAAGCATTACATGCTGCTGATGACGGTCGTCGATCCTGACACCGGCGCCAAGCGCAACGTCATGGCGACATGGAACGAGAAGGACTGGGTCGTCACTTCGCAGACCGTTTCCTTCAGCTTCATCTCGACGCAGAAACAGGGCAGCGAATATTTTGCTTACGGGACCGACGGCAATTCGGTCTATCCGCTGTTCAGCGCAGCGTCGTCGTCGCTGCAGAAGCGTTTCGACACCAAGCTCTATGGCTCGGATCGCATCTTCATCGAGAAGGCCGGTCAGGGTGTCTGGTTCCAGGCGCAGGACAATTCCGCCGCCGAGGTCGGCATCAGCGGCTCGCTAACCGCGGCGATCTCCGGGTTGGGCGGCGGTGTGATCAACAGCTACATGATCACCGTGCCGCAGGGCGTCTCGCAGCCGTTCCTCAACCAGGTCAGTTTTGCTTCGCCGCCGCCGGCGTGGAACGTCTGGGGCACGTCCATTGAGGGCAATGCCTTCTTCTCGATGGGCCTGCGTTTCGCCAGCAGCAGCCCCGATTTCACCTTGGCCGATCTCGTGGTAGGCTACACCGAGGACCACGCCTTCTTCGCGTGAGGAGAGTATCCATGACCATGCGCACCAAGGGCGTCAAGATGGACTTCGAGAACCTGATCGCTCGCGGCGAGAACGAGAAGGGAGCCGATGGTTTTTTGGCTCAAACTGCCAACGGCACTGCTTCGTGGCGAGGTGAAGGATGGAACAAAGACGAGCCGTGGGAGATGCCGCAAGTCGAGCCCGGTCCGACGCGCCCGGCGGGACGCAGCAATCGAACCGCTGAATGAGATGTTGCCGGCCTTAGAAAACACGCCCGAAACGCAGGACCAGTGGTCGAGATGGTCCTTTGACCATCGAGATAGCCACAGTCGCATCCGCGCGGCGATCAAGGCACAGTTCAGCGTCAATTTGAGCGACTATCAGATCGACCCGATCAATCCGAACTCGACCGACGATTTCCTGCAGAACAATTCGCAACTCCACAGCGATATGAACGGTGTTCTCGGCCTGCAAAGCGCCGATCTGCAGGACGTCGACCTTGGCGATCCGAAGCAGTTACAGGCGTGGATACAGCTTCATTATTTCGAGCATCTCTATGCTGAACTGAGGTTGCAGATTTGACCGAATCGCCGTTTATCGTCTTTGCTCTGCCGAGAAGCCGGACTGCGTGGCTGGCGCAATATCTGGCCTATGACGGCAGGATTGTCGGCCATGACATCGCGCCGAAGAGCGATTCGATCGAAGGCTTCTTTTCTGCTTTCGATAATGGCATGAGCGGCACGGTCGAGACCGGCGCGATGATGGGCTGGCGGCTGTTTCGCGAACGGTTTCCTGAAGCGGCAATCGCCGTTATCCGCCGGCCGGTTCAGGATGTGAAGCGAAGTCTTGGCCAGTTCGGCATCTTCCCTCGTGAGGGCGATCTCGAAGCGAAGGACGCCATTCTCGACGAGATCGCGAGAGAGGCGGGCGTTCTGTCGGTATCATTTTTTGGTCTCTACAATGAGATCATCCGGCGGAGCCTGTTCGAGCATTGCCTGCCGTGCTGGTGGGATCAGCAATGGGACAAAAAGCTGGCGGCGCTCAATATTCAGATCGACGTCATGGATGCGATGAAAAAGGTCGCCGCGAATCAGGACGCGATCATTGCGATGAAGAAGGAGATCGAGGCGCGCGCGAATGCGTGACGAAGTCATCGCATGGGAGACGTGGGGCTCCGTTTGGCCCGAAGGCGAGTGGCTGGCGAAGGCGCATTTCAGCGAAGTCGAGGGCCGTCTGGCCGAGAAGCGACCCTGCAGGATCGACGAGCGGGCGATGGCCGAGGCCGAGAGGGCCGGCGTGCTGCGTGTGGTCGGAGCGCGGGTCGATGGGCGCCTGATTGGCTACTGCACATGGAGCCTGCTGCCCGACCCGGAATCGAAGGGTTTGACGATGGCCAATCAGGGCGCGATTTACGTCGACCCGCAATTCGCCGGGGTCGGTTATCGCATGGTGACTTTTTCCCTTCCGGGGCTTAGGCTGTTCGGCGCTGACTACGCGCTGATGCATCACCGGATGCTCGGGCGTGGCGCGCGTCTGTGGGTGTGGTTCATAAGGCTTGGGGCGACGCTGATCAAACACGAATATTATCTCTGGCTGCGAGACTGATCATGGGTTGCGTATCCATTCCTCTCGTCGCGGCGCTCTCGGACAGCTTGGCTGGCGTCGGCGGCGCGCTCGGGCTTGGCGGCGCGGCGGCTGGCGCCGCGGACGCCACAGCTGCTGGAGCGGCTGGCGTCGATGCGGCCGCTCTTGCCGCGGCGCCGACCGCCACGGGCGCGGCGCTGACCAGCGCTGATATCGCCGGGCTGAGTTCCTCCTTGTCAGGCGGCCTCGATCTCGCCGCCGCGGCGCCGGAGCTTGACGCGGGCGTCGCCGCTTCCGGTCTGTCCGCCGCCGACACCGCCGGGCTCGGCTCTTTCGCTTCGCTGTTGTCGCCAGCGGCGAGCGCCGGCGGCGCGTTGGGGGCCGGGGTTCCCGGCTCAGCCGGCGGCGCGGCGCCGATCGCCTCGCCCGGAGCGGCGGCGCTTCCCAGTGCAGCGGGCGCTGCGCCAACCGCCGGATCGGCGGGTTCGGCCGCTGCCGGCGCCGCGCCGGCGGGCGTTGCGGCTGCGCCATCTTCGGTCGGCGAATTCGGCACGGTCGATCCGTCGCTGATCCAGGCCGCTTCGGCGCCCTCGGCGTTGACCGGTGACGCTGCGGCGGGCGTCGGCTCATCCGCCGCGCCGGCTGGTCTGACGACCGCCGCCAATGGCGTCGCGGCCGCCGCGCCGGTTGCCGGGGCTCCGGCTGCTGCGCCGGCCGGCGCCGGGCTGCTTGGATCGCTGAAAACCTTTGGGCCGTTGGCGGCGAGCGGAGCCGGTTTGCTGTCGTCGATTCTGAGCGGCGACAAGAAGCCTGCCTTCGAGGGCCAGGTCAGCGGCGAAGCGGCTCAGCTCGCCCAGCAGGGCCAGGAATTGCAGAATTATCTCACGTCGGGCACGCTGCCGCCTGGCATTTCGTCGGGTCTGCAGGCGGCGCATGACGCGGCTGCGGCGACGATCCGTTCGCAATATGCGGCACGCGGTCAAAGCGGCTCCAGCGCCGAGGCTCAGGATCTAGCCAATCTCGCCCAGACGACGGTCAGCCAAGGGGCGCAGATCGCCACCAATCTGTTGCAGCAGGGCGTCAGCGAGAGCGAATTCTCGGCTCAGCTTTACCAGAGCCTGATGCAGACCTCGATCCAGCAGGACGCCGCGCTCAGCCAATCGATCGCCAATTTCGCCGGTGGCCTGGCCGGGATGGGGTTCAAGTCCATTCCGACGCCGACAGGATGATCCATGGACGCCAGCCCGCTCGCCAGCGCTCCCGCCGCCGCGCCGCTCGCCCCGGCGCCGAGCCCGCTTGACGACAGCGGCGCTCGGATGAAGGCGTTCACCGACAAGATCGATGCCACGACGGCCGAGCACGACAAGAGCGTCGATAAAGACAGGGCCGAGAACCAGCGGATCGAGAGCGATTTCTTCTCCAAGAATCCCGCGCCTGTCTTCAAGCCACCGGCCCCTTACGTTCCGCCGAAGTCGTCTGGCCCGATCGAGGAGTGGGGATCGCTGGCGATGATGTTCGCGATGCTGGCGAGCCATTTCACGCGCACGCCGCTGATGACGGCGATGAACGCCGGCGCGGCGGTGATGCAGGCTTTCAAGCAGAAGGATACCGCCGCCGCGACGGCCGCCTACCAGCAGTGGAAAGACGCCAACGAGCAAACGCAGAAGCTCTACGAATATCAGCGCGACGCCTACAAAGACCTGCTCTCGTCGGTCAAGGATCGCATGAAGAACAATGTCGATCTGACGAAGGAGGAGACAGCGGATTATCGCGCTCGCATCTCGGCCATGGCGACGGCGTTCAAGGATCAGACGTCGCTGGAGATGATGCAGCAGAACGGCGTGCTCGGCTGGGCGAAGCTACAGGATCAGCGCGACAAGAACATGGCTGACTTGAATATCAAGCAGGAGAAGCTGGACGCCGAAATGGCGAAGATACAAGGCGCGGTCGACGGCGCTAAAGCTGAGGGCGAGGCTAAAAAGACGCCAGAATATCAAGCGGCGCTGGCGGCCGGTGACACGATGGGCGTCTACAAGCTGCTCGCCGAAGCCAATCCGGACAAATATCTGGAGAAGTATCAGGCTGAGAAAGACAAGCAGGAGAAGGAGCAGGACAGCTTCACCGGTCAGGCCAAGGCGCAATATGACGCATGGGCCGCTTCGCCGGAAGGGCAGGCGTCTTCGCCCGACGATCGGATGAAGAAAGAGGCAGCGATCTACGGCGCGTTCAAGTCGCAGGGCGGCGCGCGGCTGCTGCCGCCGTTGACCGACGCCAACAAGCACTGGCAGGCGCAGGCGCTCGCCGCTTATCAGATGCCGGCGCCGGGCCAGTTGCAGATCGCCCGCGAGCCGGGCTGGGACGGCCCGGACGGCGCGCTTGAGGAAGCCAAGAAGCTCAACCCGGATTTCAACCCGGCCAAGTTCGCCGCAGTGCAGGCGGCGCGTAAGAAGCTGACCAGCGGCAAGGATTCCGACGCGATCGCTTCCTATGTGCGACTTGACCAGCATCTCGACTTTTTCAAGGGCCTCGTTGACAAGCTGTCGGATGGCGCCGACATCAAGACGCTCAACAGCCTCGCGGCGGCCTGGGGCAAGCAAACCGGCAATCCGAACGTCACCTCCTACGAGACGGCGCTGTCGCTGGTCGGCGACGAAATCGTCAAGGCGGCGACCGGAGCCGGCGTCGCTGGCGCGCTCGGCGACCGCGAGGAGATCAAGAAGAACTTCGATCCGTCGCTGACCAAGGATCAGTTGCGCGCCAATATCAACGCCGTGCAGGTGCTGGTCGGCGGCGCGATGACCTCGACGATCAACAAATATCGCAATCTACTGTCGCCGCAGGAAGTCACGGACGCCATCGGCTCTCGAGAAGTCATGGAGCATTTTCATGTCGACCCCGACACCGCCCGGCCGCGCGTCGAGGGGGCTTATGATTTCGGCGGCCAGAAATACAAGGTTGGGCCGAATGGCGTCGAGGGCGGTGCGGCGCCTGCCGGACCGGCCGGGAGTGGTTTTAAGGCCCAGTGGACCGACAAGGATGGCAAACCGTTTGGCGTGGTGAACGGCAAATATGTCTATGAGGACGGGACGCCGGTCCAATGAGCTTGCTCGACGACGATCCTTATCAGGGTGCGCCGTTGGCGCCACGGAACCCACCTCCGCTCGAATTTCCGGCCGAACGTCCACCGGCTCCGGATCAGAGTGATCCTGCGGCTCCGCGTCAGGGCAACATGCTCGCGTCGCTTGCCTCTGCGGCGCCCGCCAAGCCGGAAACGCCCAAAGCCGACAAGATCACGCCTGAGACACATCCGCATTTCTTCAACGCGCCAGCGACCGCGCCCAAGGCCGACAAGCCGGCGGCGGGCGATTATATGTCGATCGTGCGCCGACGCGAGAGCGGCGGCAATGATATGGCCGGCAATGGCGTCGCTTTCGGCCGCTACGCCTTCACGCCGAAGACTTGGCTGGGCGTCGCCGCCGCGCATCCCGAGTTGGACCTGCGCCCCGAGGACATCTGGAACGGCGACAAGCAGGATCAGGCGATGCAGGCGATCACCGCCGACAACACCAAGATCCTGACGGCGAACGGCGTCGATCCGTCGCCGGGTAATCTCTACATGATGCATTTTCTCGGAACCGGTGGTGGGCCGAAGTTCTTCAAGGCGATGGAGGCCGACTCGTCGGTCGCCGGCGCGTCGATCTTTCCGACCGAGGCCCGTTACAATCCGACGATTTTCTTCGAAGGTGGCGATCCGAAGCGTCCGCGCTCGCTTGGCCAGATTTATGGCGTGATGACGAAAGACTTCGGCGGCGCGTCTTCCGACGGGCTTCAGACAAAACCCGTCGAAAATTCTCAGCCGCGTGTTGCCGCCGACGCGATGTCAGACGCGGTCAACGATCCCTCGTTGCCGCCTCTACCTGCCGGGGCGAAACCGATCGCCGCCGAGACCGTCAAGCCGGGCGAAGGCTTGCCGCCACTCCCTCCCGGCGCCAAGCCGATCACGCCGCAGGACGCCTACCAGCAGGACGTGCAGGGCAAGTCCTACGAGAGCGAGGCGGGCAAGAACGCACCGGACAAGCCGCCGTCGAACTACGAGGAGTTGAAAGACGAGCTAAAAGAGGTCGTGACCGGCGACTTCAAAGGTCCGGCGATCCAGCGCGACGTTTCCCAGGTTGAGGGTCTAGGCTCCGGCATCTTGCAGGGTGTCACCGGGATCGGCGAACTTCTGCCGAACGTGCTGGGTGGCGGCAAGGCGGCCGAGGCGACTCGCACGTTGCAGGGCTACGGCGACCCCGAGGCGCAGAAGGCCGGAACGGCGCTGTCAATGCTGGCGCCGGTTGGCGGCGGGATCGAAGCTGTAGGCGCTGGTGCGCGCGCCGTAGCCGAGGGGGGCCCGTCGTTGGCGAAATGGGCCGAGGCGGCATGGCAGGGCGGACGTGGCGCAGGCCTCGCCGGAGCCATGACACCGACCGGCGAGAGCGACGATGCGGCGCGCGCCAAGGCCAAGCTGGAGGACACCGGCATCAGCGCCGCGGCCGGCGCGGCGATCGGCGGCGCGGTTCCCGGCGTCGCCGGCGCGGCGAAATGGGCCGGTAAGGAGATTAGCGATGTCTGGGGTGGTGAGGCGCGCCGGTTGTCGGAAGAGTTGAAGTCGGGCGTCAATACGCAAACCGGCAAGGCGCTGACCGCCGAGGAGAAAACGGCGAAGCTAGCGCAGATCGACAAACTGGCGGCGAAGTCGCAGGCGGCGGGCGACGAAGCCGAAACGGTTGCCCACAAGGCGAAGATTGCCGACGCAGCGGCCAAGCCGACCGCCAATCCCGAGGACTTTGGCCTGCACGCCCACGAAACGGCGGTCAAGGACATGGAGACGCTCAAGACCGAGCGGGCCGATAAGTCGGGCTTCGACAAAGCGGTGAAGTCGGATGGCGGCAAGCCGTCGGTGCCGACCGAGCGCTTTCTTGCTCAGGCCAAGAGCCTCGAGGCCGAGACGAAGAACCCGGAGCTGAAGGACGCGCTGGCGCAATTCCGCCGCTCATTGACCAATGCGCCCGACGTCAAGGGTCAGCCGGCGATCAAGAAAGTGTCGATCAGCCAGGCACGCGAAATCCTCCAGACGCTCAACAAGAACATCGAGGCCCTCGATGCCAATGGCGCGCATAAGCTGACCGAGGTTCGTGACGCCTTCCTCAAGAATCTCGAAGAAACGCATCCGCAGATGAAGGCGGCGCGGCTGAAATACGCCGAACTGTCGCGACCGCTCGACGTCTATGAGCGCACCGGCGCGCTCAAGAAGGCGGCGATGGACGATCCATACTCCGGCGCTGCTACCACGGACGCGACCAAG